CGACGAATTTATTAAGAGCCTGGGTGGTCGGGGCAGGTCGGATCTTGCTACGATTAAAGAAGCGATTGCTGAGATTGGTAAGAACAAGGACAAGTATGCATTCCTTGAAAGCAAAGGCTTTACACCCACAGACATTGAAGATCCCGTGAAGAACGCGGCGTATGGCCTTTTTCTGACAAGCAAAACCTCGGAAGATCCCCAGCGGTTTTTAAGCACCCTCAGTCCTTTTTACGACAGCAAGATTGAGTTTGACTACACAACGGATCGCAGCACTTTAGGTGAAGTGCAGCCCTATAGCACGGAAGCACGGGTATACACCACTGGTGACAGGGGTGTAGCTTTACATGAACTAGTGCATACATTGCAGATGCGTCGGGCAAAAGACATCGCAGAAGGGAAAAAAGAAATCAATAAACCAATGTCAAGAGCTGTGGGAGACAAGGTGTTTCAAAGAGCAGTTGATTTGGCGAAAAAGGGAGAGATTACTTTTCCCGCAACAAACTGGAAACAAGATAAGGGAGAGCTCATGGCTAATGTTTATGACATGAGCCGTAAGTATGAAGAAGCGGGGAAAGATTTTACAAAGTCGATTGAATTTAAGAAGCTTTTTCCTGACGAAGAATCACAGCTCTATTACTACACACAAATACTGCCTGATACGTCAGTTGTTTACCCAGCAGGCTCTTCCTTTGAACCGCTTAAAACTCGTGACAAGAGCAAGTCTTACGCAAGGCAATTGTTTGGGTTTGCGGCTGGCGGCGAAGTGACCGACTTTATAAAGCGAGTTGCATGAAAACCATCGTCCACGTGAACCAGCACGTCATCAAGTCCAACCTCAAGTCGGGTGAGACGGACCCTGTTCTGACGGTGAAGACCTACAAAACGAACACTTACGCGCATGAGGTGGAGATCACGGGGCCGTGCAAGGTTGTCTATAGCCCTGATAAGCCGCTATCATGCGGTGCTAGAGTATGGATTGAAACCCAATCGGAGGTGATTCCGGTTGTAAGGGAAAAGGAATCGGCACTATGCCTATAGATAAGGTTGTTAATGAAGCTCCCATTCTTGACATTGTCGTTGCCGGCGAGGCAGAAGAGATGCCTGACGTTGAGATCGTTCTTGAAGAGGATGGCAGCGCGACGGTTGAGATCGGTGAAGCGGAAGACAGCAGCGTCGACTTCTATGCGAATCTTGCAGAGGTTATAGATCCGGACGTTTTGTCCCTGATTTCCATTGAATTGATGAGTCTTTTCGAGGCGGACAAGTCGTCTCGGCAGGACTGGGAGCAGATGTACGCCAAGGGCCTTGAGCTGTTGGGCTTGAAGATGGATGAAAGAACCAAGCCTTTCCGCGGCGCGGCCGGTGCAGTGCATCCGATGCTGACGGAAAGCATTGTTCAGTTCCAATCCCAGGCGTTTAAGGAGCTGATGCCTGCCGGTGGGCCGGTAAGAACGCAGATTATTGGCAAGGAAACGCTGGACAAGGCCCAGCAAGCGGCGCGTGTGCAGGATTTTATGAACTACCAGATCACAACTGTGATGGAGGAGTTCACACCTGAGATGGATCAGGCCTTGTTTTACCTGGGTTACGGCGGATCGGTCTTCAAAAAAGTGTATTTTGACGAGCAGATCAACCGGATGGTGAGCAAGTTATGCCTTGCAGACGATGTTTACATCCCTTACACCGGTACAAGTGTCGTTTCGCAGTGCAACAGGATCACACATCGCATTGCGATGGACGCAAACGAGTACAGAAAACGCGTTTTTAGCGGCGAATACATTGATTATTCGACGCAATCGGACGATACGGACACGAATCCGTCCCAAATTCAGCAGGCAATTGACAAAGCGACGGGTATCCAGCCCACCGGAGAGGCCGAAGAGATCTTTTTGCTTGAGTTTCACGTCAATTTGGACATTTTGGGCTTTGAGGACAAGACGGAAAAGGGCGAAGAGACGGGAATTAAGGTCCCTTACGTGGTTACGGTCGAAGAAACCAGCGGAAACGTGGTCGGAGTGCGCCGAAACTGGGAAGAAAAGGACCCGTTGAAGAAGCGCAAGGAGTATTTTGTCCATTATGTGCTGATTGAAGGCCTTGGAGCGTATGGCTTGGGCTTTGTTCACCTGATTGGTGGGCTTTCGAAGGGTGCAACAAGTGCTTTACGGCAGCTTTTGGATGCTGGTACGCTTTCTAACTTACCGGCTGGATTCAAAGCGCGGGGTGCGCGGATTTCGGACGACGACAATCCCATCCAGCCGGGAGAATGGCGGGATATTGATGCTGGAGGCGCGGAACTTAGTGCGTCCTTGATGCCTCTGCCGTACAAAGAGCCTTCTCAGACCCTGTTTGGCCTTCTTGGCTTCCTGGTGGATGCGGGTAAGCGGTTGGCGAACACGGCGGACATGCAGGTTGGTGATGCAAACCAGATGGCGGCTGTGGGAACGACGATTGCGTTGTTAGAGCGTGGTTCCATGGTCATGTCAGCAATCCACAAGCGACTACATTATGCCCAAGGTATTGAGTTCAGGATGCTCGCACGGGGATTTGGGGAGTATCTCCCGAATGAGTACCCTTACGATGTGCCGGGAGCGAGCCGTAAGATCAAGAAGAAGGATTTCAACAACATGGTGGCTGTATTACCGGTTGCGGATCCAAACATCTTCTCCTCGGCACAACGAATTACGCTGGCACAGACGCAGCTTCAGTTAGCGCAGAGCGCGCCCAACATGCATAACATGTATGAGGCGTATTACAGGGTGTATGCGGCGTTGAATGTGCGTGACATTGACGGCATTTTGCGGCCACAGAACACGCAGATGCCTCGTGACCCTGCGACAGAGAACATTGAAGTGTTGAACATGATGCAGTTGAAGGCGTTTGCTGGTCAGCAGCATGATGCGCACATTGCGTCACACCTGCTTATGGCGATGGCGCCTTCGACGTCTGCCAATCCGATGATTGTGCAGTTGCTGCAGCAGCACATCCTGGAGCATGTGAAGTTAAAGGCCGAGGAAGCGGTGGAAGCCGAGCTCTTCCAGTCTTACGGCACGGATCCTGACCGCATGGTGTCCGCCATCCAGAAGGAAGGCATGGTTGCGCTGAAGGTGATTGAGTTCATGCAGGAGATGAAGGCGTTGCAGGAGCAGTTGTCAGGGGGTGAGGGTCAGCCGGATCCAGTTGTACAGCTTAAGCAGCAGGAGCTGCAGATGCGCGCTCAGAACGACCAGATGGATAACCAGATTGCGCAGCAGAAGCTTGCCATTGAGCAGCAGAAGGCGCAGGAACAGGCCCGTGCGAACCAGGCACGGATTGATTCGCAGGAAAACATTGCACAGCTTCGTGCCAACGTGGCCCGTGAGCGGTTGATGCAAGTTCAAGGAGCCCAGAATGCCCCTAAAGCGAGGTAAGAGCCAAAAGGTAGTGAGCAGTAACATAGGCGAAATGGTCGGCAGTTACAAGAAAACTGGTAAGATCGGCACGAGTAAGCCTGAATCGAAGAAAAAAGCTATCGCACAAGCAACTGCGATAGCCTTGTCGAAAGCAGGCAAGTCGAACAAGCCTGTAAAGGCAAAAGATGGTGGCGCCTTTATGGTGGTGAAGAAAAGAGACGGCAATAGGCCAGTCAAGATTTACTAAGCCTTTCGGACGGTGGCTATGAACCGTCCGCTTACATGGAAAGACCATGCTGCAATATATTGAAGCTGTATTGAAAGAGATAAGAAAGCTCAGAGCAGACACAGAAGCGATTGTGCTCAACGGCACCATTACTGATATGGATCGGTATCGCTTTCTGATGGGTCGACTGGAAGGCTTAAAGCTTAGTGAAGATGCTGTCAAGGAATTGGCAGACAGATACACGTCTGATCTTTAAACCCGAAAGGAGAAACCTTGGAAGAAGCGACATTAACCCCGTTAGAACAGAAGTGGCTCAAAGAGAAGGAAGAACGTGGGCCATCACTGGAAGACGCCTACAACGAAGAAGGTCAGTTTGACCCTGTCAATCTTGAACAGGAAGTCAAGGACCGGATTCCATCGCCAACGGGTTGGCGTATTGCCATCTTGCCTTACCGCGGGGCTGAGAAGTCCAAGGGCGGCATTGTGTTGGCAGAAGAAACCCAGAAAAGGACGCAGCTTGCGACGGTTTGTGGCTATGTCCTGAAGGTTGGAAGTTTGGCTTACATGGATGAGTCGAAGTTCCCGACCGGCGCGTGGTGTAAAGAGGGCGATTGGGTGATCTTTGGCCGCTATGCCGGGTCGAGGATTGCGATTGACGGCGGAGAGATCCGTATTTTGAATGACGATGAAATCATCGGTCGTGTGAACGACCCTGAAGACATCCTTCACATGTAAGGGGTGAATTATGAGCCAAGAAGAATTGGAATTTAAAGTCGGAGAGGACGAGAAGGCCGTAGACATCTCCGTTGATGACGAGGGTGGCAAGGCTGAGATTATTGATCAGGAGCAGCCGCCTGCTGTTGAGACAGCGCCGGCTCCCTCGCAGGAAAAAGAGCTTGACCAGTACAGCGACAATGTAAAGAAGCGTATTGACAAGCTGACGGCACGTCTTCGTGAGACGCAACGCCGTGAAGAAGCGGCCTTGGAGTATGCGAAGAACGTTCAGGCCCAGCTTGAGCAGGCTAAGCACCAAGTCTACAAGAGCACGGACGACCGTTTAATGGAGGCGAAGAGCCGTATTGAGACGCAGGCGGTGGCGCTTAAACAAATCATCCGCAAAGCCCGTGAAGAGGGTGATGTGGATACGGAGATGGAGGCGCAGCAGCGCTTATCCTCGTTGGCGATTGAGCAACAGCAGGTGCAAGCGGCTGAACAGCAGCGCGCAGTGCAGAGGCAACAGCCACAACAGGCGCAGCAAACGTACCAACAGCCACAGCAGGCTTATCAACAGCCACAACAAGCTTATCAGCAACAGCCCCGACG